GTTCTTAATACATTATAATGATTACACATTTTTAATTACAGTATTAAAACATAGTTAAAAAATATGTCAAAAATCTGGAAAATATTTAAAGCAATATCAAAAGGATATGCTCTTTGGTTCTGGTACTATTTTTATAAACCATATAGAAATAAAATGGAAGCTGAAGCAAAAAGAAAAATCGAAATTTGCAAAAAATGCAATCATCTTGACCAAAATATCCAAAGATGTAATTTATGCGGGTGTTTTATGACAATCAAAGTAAAATCGGCAAAAAATGAGGATTGCTATGATGGGAGATGGGGAATTGATAATAAATAATATATAAAGAAATGAATTTATTATAATGGCAGATTATGTTAATCCTTTTGGGGAACCTATAAAGGGAGCAATTCCAAGCCAGCAAGTAGCTGTTCCTGGTGCACTTCAAATAAATGTTCCTGCAGATATTAATAGTCTTTTTAATCCTAACCTTGCTCTTACAGCTTTACAAACTTATAATAGTTTGAATAGTGCTGCTAATCAAATGTTTGGAATTGAGGCAGTGTGGTTTAGAGCAGTTCCTCAACAAAGATCTAAAGATGTTATTTTCCAGGAATATACTCTTTCCTGTGTTGATGATAAACCAATATGCGTTAAAGTAATGATAGGTCCTAACGGATTTCCAGATAGTAAATATCAATTTGATTTAATGGGACTTGAATATGAAGTTCCTACTCAACTAGAAATTGATAAAAAATATTGGGAATCAATGGTAGGATTCGGAACAGCTCCTCAAAAGAAAGATATTGTTTATCTTCCTCTTCCAAATAAACTTTATCAGGTTGAAAGTTCTTATCTTAAAAGAGGATTTCTAGAACAAGAAACAACTTGGATAATTAACCTTAGAAAATATCAAACAGAAGCTTCTAGAAGAGAAGGAGATGCTCTTAAAGAAACTATTGATAAGTATACTGTTGGAGAAGCAGAATTATTCGGAGAAGCAATTGCAAATAATATTGAAAAACTTACAGATAAAAAACAAATGTCTCCTTTTAATTCAACATCTCAAGATAAATTTAAAACTCTTGATTCGAGTTTAACTTTAAAAATTCTAAATTATAATTTAGATATTCATGGAATTATTGCTGCTCAATCGATTTATGATATGAAAAGCTCGGGGGATTTCAATGCAGTTCATTACTTAAATTCTTCAGATTATATTACTAAATCCGATGATAGAGCTGTAACTGCTTGGATTATGCCAAGAATTATTGATAAAAAAGAATATGAGGTTAAATTAATTGAAGCAAAAAATATTGGTACAATTACTGTTCCTGCAAATTATGAAATAACTATTGGCGGGGCTAAGCGTTTTGTTATGAATGACACTTTTATTATTTCTCGTCCTGGCGCACTTAATTTTTATGCAAAAGTAATTGATGATACTGATTCCGTTACTGGAAAATACTATTGCAAAATCGATACCGATGTAATAACCTATCTAAAATCGGTTAATTCTTCTTGGACAAGCATGAAGAATTATAAAATGAAAATTCAAGAACCCATAACTCTTATAGACGGAACCGATGAACTCTTAACTCATAAATTAGAAGTACTAGTTTCTGCAAATCAATATATAAAAATTATTTATGGTTCTCAAGAACATGTTATTTCAATGGATACAAGAATGCTAGATAATTCCTGGTATGGTGTTGTAGTTAATATAGGAAATACTTGGGGTCAATATAATGTTTATGTTTGGAAACCTAGTGTTTCCGGAACTGGGGATAAACTAACCAAGGTATTTTATAAAACAATTGATTTTATTCCTGAAGAAGTAGCTGTAAGTGAATATACTCTCAATCGTTCTGATTCTTATATGACAAATATTCGTTTATTTAAAACGACTATCGAAGAGGAAAAACAACCTTTTGAATTACTATCGTATTTTTCAAAAGATGCAGATCAAGCTATTGTGCTGGACTCGGCAGATTTACGTTTTACCGCTCCTTACGTCTCTAAACAACGCTAACTGATTAAAAACCAATTATATGAAAGCAAATGATATGAAAGATGAACTTCAAAAAATGATCGACGCAGCTGATGATCGTTTAGATAAAAATGTAGTTCCCCCTTCAAATGCTGTTCCTGAATTAATGATGGAACCTAGATTTACTATGGATTTTAGAAAGCTTCATAAAAAGTGTGATGGCGAAGCTAAAAAAATGATTAAAAATGCTACGGGATTTATGCTCTCGGATGATACTGTAAAAAACAATCCATATATGAAAAATAAAATGCAAGTGGATGTTGTATCACTTTCGAGTATGCTTTATCAATTGAAGGTAAATGAAATGATGCAGGAAACTCTCATGGAGGAGGTCCGTGCCGGCGCGACACACAATCGCAATTTTGAGGTCTTTGGTCAACTAAGCAAGACCATCGGCGAGTTAAATAAACAACTCCTACAGACCGTAGAGGCCATAAAATCAACCTACAAGGATATTAGATTTGATGTTAAAGAAAAAGAGAACGAATTAAGAGCTATTGGACCAGGCCAAAATGGAATGATAAGAAATGATCGAGGTCTTGTTGCATTAGGAACAAAAGAACTTATTCGAGAGACTAAAAAATTAAAAAGTCCAAATATGGGGGCAATTCAGGATGTTGAAGAGATACCAGTAGAAATAATACTCTTACCATTGGATCCCAGTATACTTGCAGAAACAATACCTACATTTATAGAAATGCCATTAACAACATTATAAAATGTCACACAATTTAATATGGACTACAGAAATAGTCAACCAAACTTTAAGCCAACTTCGATTTGGATCCGATGTTGATCTTGATTGTTTTCATCAAAGAGATCCGGAATTAAAAGCAGATAATGTTCTTTTCCAATTAACCAAAGAAGAAGAAGAAGAATTTATTAAATGCTCTCAAAATATAGATTATTTTGTTGAAACCTATTGTCAATTTCTAACTGACTACGGAAGGCAAACAGTTAAATTAAGAGAATTTCAAAAAGAGATTCTTAATACCCTCGGAGATGAAATATGGCTTGAAGATCTTGAGGATCTAGGACCAAGTGTTAGAAATTATATTTTAATGGCAGCTCGACAGACAGGTAAGACTACTACTATTGCTGCTTTTTTTGCTTGGTATCTTTGCTTTCATACAGATAGAAATCTTCTTATTCTTGCTAATAAACAACAAACAACTACAGAAATTGTAGCTAAGGTAGTTTATGTTTTTCGAGGTCTTCCTTTCTTTATGAAACCAGGTATAAAACGAATCGGGGCTTTAGGATTAAACCTCGATAATGGATGTATGTTAACATCTCAAGCAACTACAAAAACAGCAGCTATTGGTTTTGCAATCCATGTATTATACATTGATGAATTTGCCCACATTAACCAGAAATTAGCTCGTTCTTTCTGGAGATCTGTTTATCCTACTCTTTCTAGTTCTAGAGTTTCTCAATGTATCATTTCTTCTACCCCTGATGGCGTTGATAACTTATTCTATGAAATTTGGGATAAAGCAAATAAAGGTATAAATAGTTTTATTTGGAAACGAGTTGATTATTGGGAAGTTCCTGGTCATGATGATGCTTGGGCTGAACAAGAAAAAGCTAATTTTGGGGAAGAGGAATTTGCTCAAGAATACGAACTTTCATTTGATAGAAAATCCAATCTTCTTTTATCGGGATCCGATCTTGCTTGGATCAGAAGAATATCTACAAAATATAAATATCGAGAATTAGAAAAAACCGGATTGGATGAAATGGTTTATAGGGATCTTTTAAAATGGCATCCGGATTTTGATCCTAATGGGGATATTGATTCAAGGATTGTTCGATTTATACTTTCTAATGATATTGCTGAAGGTAAAGAAGATGAAGAGGATAAGGATAATGATTTTAATGTTACAACTATTTGGGCTGTTGAACCCAAATCTAGAGCTAAATTAAGAAAATTAAGAAAAGATGAAAGAGTTATAAAAAATTTATTCAGAATAAGGCAGGTGGGGGTATTTAGAGATAATATGGGGGATGAAGAAGTAATGGCTCATGTAAATAAAGCTATCGCTTTTGATCAACTACCTAAAGATTCTTTTAGATGGTTAATAGAAATGAATTTTAATGGAAAAGCTTATTTAAGTAAGCTTATGGAACATGAGGAATATGAAGATGCTTATGTTATGCGTTCATATCATACAGCTCCTGTTCCGGGAGAAAGGCATCCAAGAAAAAAAGCAGGATTTAAAGTTACATCAAATAAAGAATATTTCTGTAAATTAGGAAAAAAGCTTATTTCTCAAAAAACTATTATTCCCAATGAAAAAGAAACTTTAGCAGAATTTGGATCTTTCGGAAAAGTTAAAAATAGTTATAAAGGAATAGCAAAACATGATGATATTGCTATGTCAACTCTTAATTTATCAAGATTTTATGAAGAATCTGAATATGCTGATTGGTTATATGATTTTTTGGATCAAATGCCAACATCTGATCTAAAAAGTTATATGTTACAGATTATTCAGGAACCAGCAGATTCAAAAGAAGAAATGAATGATAATCAATTCAAAGCTTTTTATGAACAACCAGAAAAAGCTGCTAGTGAGCAAGAAGCAATTAAACAAATATGGACTTCTCATGGAAAAGGTAGTAGTTCTAAATATCCTGGTATGGGAACCCCCTGGTCTACAAAAAGATGAGTCTGCTCAGTTCAGGTAAAAGCCAAATCATGAATAGAAGTTTTTTGATATATAAATAAAAGACATTATTTGAATAAGTCGGAAAGTAGTTTTTTAGTAATTTTCTGGTGAATAAATAATAAAAATAAATGAAATAAATATGGCAAAACTTTCTTTAGATCTATCCCAATTTAAAGCTGCTGGCGTTTATACAGTCGAAGTAGATCAGTCTGAAAGAATTACGGTTTCTACTCAATCATTAAGATTAGTGGTTGGATTCTCAAAAATAGGTCCATTTAATGCTCCTACATTCATTCGTTCCACAAGAGACCGTATCAGATTTTTTGGTGATATAGACAAAAAGTTAGAGAAAAAAGGATCTTTCTTTCAAAGATCAATAGATACCTGCTTACTTCAAGCACCCGTATTTGCTCTTAATCTTCTTAATGTTGGTAATGATGCTTCTACAGAATCTACTGGATTCGCTTCTCTATCAATAAACTGTGCTTCTAGTAATATAGGAATTAATACAGATCAATATATTAATTTCTTTAATAGAGAAAGATTTTGGAAAGCAGATTCCGATTATCTATTAGGGGTTGCAGGAAATGCAGAAAATGTTTCCGGTGCTAATGGTATTCAAAATACTTCTCTTTTGCAAATTGCAAATGTTGGAACAAAAACTATTTCAGTTATTATAAGAAAAGCCGTTGGACTTCAAGGTTATAGTGTTACTGCTAAAAATTGGTATGGTTCTGATACAAACATTCCTTATGAGTGGATTCGTCCTTCTGATTTAATGAAAGATTATTTTATTCAAGTTATAGCTATTGAAGGTAACTGGACAAATTATAATAACCTATCAACCGATCCATTTTTCTCAGCTTATTTTAATTCTAAAGGTGTTATACCTTCGAAATTAAATGAATTCATTAGTCTTCCTAATGTAAGTTTAATTGGATCCTGGATTGGAACATTTATTCCAGAATTTAGAGATCAAATGGGGGCTAATCAGAATATTGAGGATATTATTAATGCTTCAACCCCTCTTACGGGGATTTTAGTAAACGTTAACCAAGATGCTCTTGATCAGCTTAATTGGGATGAAATTTCCCAGCAATGGAAAAGTGGAGATGGAACTACAACAGGTGGGGCTTCTCATTTGGTAGATCTTGTCGGTCACGGGCTTATAGATTTAACAACAGGCGATGTTTCAAGAGGATTTTTAAGTTATGGTATTGATGTATCTCAAAATGTTATTCATAACCAACTACATATTCAGCTTATTGGAACTACAGGTCAAAAATTCTCACTCGCTGTAGATGCTTCTAATTTACAAACATCACTTACAATAGGAACTTTTCTTAAAAAGGATGGTTCTGTAAATGGAGGATCAGGGGTAACTTATATCACTTCTAAGATATATGATGTTTCTGCTTATGTTTATGAAACGGCAGAACCTATTTATCATTATTCAGCAACCATAAGTCCATCAGAAGCTTATATTCAAAAACCAATAGATGATGCTTCTGTAACTACAGCATATAAATTTTTACCGCTTGATGGACTTCATTTAACCTCTAATCATCTTCCTGGATATACCACATCGGGTGCACCAGGTGTTGAAGCTGGTATTGAAAAAGTTTACTCAATGCTTGAAGATGAAGGTATTCTAAGAGGATTAACCAATCCAGATATGATCAACTTCAGATATGTTGTAGATACAATGGCTTATGGCTTACAACCTAATCTTGGGGGAAAAGTTTATCTTTCAAGACTTGCTAAGAAAAGAGGCAAATGCACTGCTATTTTAAGTGCACCTGCAATAGCTCAGTTTGCATCAAGTCAGGATCCTTATTTCTGCGATATGTTTATTTCAGGAACAGATCCTAAACCAATATTTAGTACAGAGTATATCCCTGTAGGAGGTAATCCAGATTTACCAAGAAGCTTTAGATTCACTCTTCCAGATGAAGACAATGGATCTAAATTTACCGGGGTATTTGGACCATTTCTTACCTATACAGAAAATGATAAAACTATTTCAGTTCCACCAGCTGCGGATATCTCAAACAGCTTTGTAAGAAAATTCCTAGGGGGGGATCCATATGCCATCGTTGCTAATAAAAATGGTATCGTTTCTAATCCTAATTTAGCTGGAGTTGAATATATGGTTGATGCTCAAGATAGAAGCTATCTAGAACCATTTGGATATAATTCTATCGTTCAAAGAACTTCAACAGGGGAAATACTTATTTATGCTAACAGAACAGCTTTTCAAACTGTAAAGAGTGATTACAACTATTTACATGTTAGGGAGCTTTTAAATACAATTGAATTACAAGTTGAAGAAGTTCTAAAGAATTTTGTATTTGATTTCAATAATCCTGTAACTAGACTTACGATTGTTAATGCAATTACTCCAATTCTTCAAAGTATCCAGGATGCTGGAGCTCTTACCCAATATGAAATTGTAATGGATGAGTCAAACAACACCCCTGATATTGTTGATGAAGGATTTGCTATTATTGATATTGGAGTTTGGGTTACTAAAGGAATGGAAAAAATCATTCAAAGAATTACAGTATACAAAACCGGTGGATCTAGCTCAGGTAGCTTTAGTTCACTTTAATGGAGAATAAATAAAATAAAAGTATCGCGAGATGGCAGAAAATTTTAAATCGCAAGGAACATTCGGTATACCTCACTGGAGAAGTTCAAGAGCTGCACAAGAACTCTATGAACCGTTATATTTGAACTTATTTACAGTTCAGATCTCTCTTCCAGTTGGTGTCGGTTCTACAGAAGAGAACACGAATCTTTTACTTGAAAATATTATAAGTATTGGGGGTCTAGAATCAAATTCATTCCCAACAACTCCTCAGCAGCAGAATTATAAGTGGGCTGGAAGAAGATTTGCTGGATCCAAACCTGATAAGACCACGATGGACGTTGCACTCGCCTTTGAAGTTAACTTAAATCGTACTCCAAGTGCTTATGTTCTAAAAACTCTCAGAAAATGGAATGATCTAGTTTATGATCCTCTTACAGGTAGAACAGGTATTAAAGCTGATTACGTAGCTCCTTGGGCATTAATAACCCTATATGATAGAGCTAATAATCCTTACTGGCAATGGAAACTTTATAATTTATTTCCAATTACTCCTCTTAACGTTCCTGAAATTGCTTATATGAGTGAAGAGATTTATCGAATCGAAGGATATACACTTGCCTGCGACAGCTGGGACGAAACAATTGTTTAAAAATAAATATTAAAGAATATGGAAGCAGCAAAATTAGTATCTGAAAGTTTAGAGGAATTTCAAGAAATAACTGAAAAGCTTAAGGGAAAACAATATAAAATAGATGCCGATAAAAATAAGAAAATTACTCCTAATGATTTCACAATTCTTAGAGGAGAAAAAAAACCACCAAAAAGGGTAACGGATAAAGATGAAAATAAAAAGGTTTAATTGGTTTCTTGATTTAATTTGTCAAGAAACAGTTGAAGCAATTACTTTATGCCCTTTTGGAATTTATATTCGTGCTGAAATCCCTGATATGATAGTAGTTCAACATGAGCAAATACACTGGAAACAACAAATAGAGATGTTGGTAATACCATTTTATATTTGGTATGGAATAGAAACTTTATTAAGAGGATATAATAAAATTTCATTTGAACAGGAGGCTTATAAAAATGAAAATAATACAAATTATTTAAAAATACGCAAGCATTATGCTTGGATAAAATATCTAAAAAGAGTATTATGAGGGAATTTAATTCCCTCTTTTTTTGTTTAAAACTATTGAGTTTTGGTGTATAATATATAGATAAATTGATCAATCGAATATGAAAAAGAAAGAAATTTACGAAAAACCTACGCTTGTTAAGATAGAGAAAATGGTCTTTATGTTCGAACCCTATAAGAAAAGATCTAAGCTGACATGTAGACAATGTTCGGGGTGTCATGGATGTAGATAAAATTTTTAGAGAAGATGAAAGTCGTAAGAGAAAATTTATTTGAAGAATTAATTCATTATAAGGAAAGATCCAAAGAAGAAAAGGAAATTATAAATCATTTAGACAAAAAGCTAGAGTCCAAAGACTGGAAAGAATCTTATGCTGAAAATGATGATCACTGGACAAAAGATATGAAACCCTCTCCCCTTGCATTTGAATTAATGAAAGATTTAAAGCGTGCAGATAAAAAAAATGCAGATATACTTGAGATTGGAATCGGAAACGGAAGAGACAGCATATTCTTTGCAAAGAAAGGGCACAATGTTACCGGAATTGATATAGCCGAAGCTGCAGTTAAAATTGCAAAGAAAAATATTAAGAAAACTAAAAATGTAAAATTTGAAGTTGGAAAAGCTGAAAAATTAAAATATGAAGATGAATCTTTTGACGCAGTTTATTCTATTGCTGCTTTGCATTCTTCTATAATATATGATACCTTTGCTGAAATCTATAGAGTATTAAAGCCCAAAGGAATTGCTAAATTGTATTTGTATACAAAAACAAAAGCTGGAAAAAAATGGATGATTTATTGGGATACAGATGAAATAAAAAGTGCAGCAAAAGAAACTGGTTTTAATATTGAAAAATTTAGAATCGGACATAATATTGATAAAATTGAAGTTCCAAATATTGAAGGAGAGATCGAACAAGAATCATATTTAGCTATTATGACATTTAAGAAGAAAAATTAATTTAAATATATGGAAAAAAATAAATTGGTTTTTGAAAGTTTAGAAGAATTTCAAAATACCGGATGGGATAAATGGCTAAAGGAATTTCGAAAAATTCTGGAAGAAGAACATTTATTTGCGGATATAATAGTAGACGATATGATTGAATATAACGAAAAAGAATTATTTAATTTATACGATTTAGGTATAGATCCGGAGCAAGCATCAGAGCTATATGTGGACGGAAAAATTTAAACTTTTTGTTTAAAACTATCAGGTTTTTTGGCGTATAATAATATATAGATAAATTGTATAAAATTTATAATTATGCCAGACAATATTAATGAAGAAAAATTAAAAGAATTTGTTGAATCAAAAGAAGGACAAATCGGTCCTCCAATAACTCCAATACCAGGAGGAGCTATTCCAATTCCATTTGCACAATCAAGGGATCCCCAAAATGAGTTAGGATGGGAAAGATTAAAAATAACAGATCTCCCGACTCAAGGATTATTTTATCCTGAAGGAACGGAAATAATTATTAGATCCGCCACGGCCAATGAAATAAGGCACTGGTCGACTCTCAATGAAGATGATCTTTTCCTCTTAGATGACATGCTAAATTATGTTCTTGAAAGATGTTGCAATGTTAAATATCCGAATAATAAATTATCTTCTTGGAGAGATCTAAAAGAAGTTGATCGTTTTTATCTTATTCTTGCAATTAGAGAAAGAACATTTGTAAAAGGGGAAAATAAACTTCAAGCAAAAGTTTCCGAAACATCTAAAATTGATGTTGTAAAAGACATGGTTAACTATATTACTTTTGATGATAGAATTATGAAATATTATTCTCCAGAAGAAAGATGTATTGTTTTACCATTTTTAAATGGCAAAAAACTTCGAGTTCATCTCCCATGCACAGGAGTTACTAATTGGCTAAAACAATATATCAATCGAAAAAGACAACAAGGAGAATCCTTTGATGAGGATTTCATTAGCTATGCACCATTTGTTATTGGAGACTGGAGAGGTTTAAATGATGCTTCTTATGAAAAAGCTGTAATGGAATCAAATAACTGGTCTGCTCTTGAGATCTCCCTTCTAACAGAAACTAAAAAAATATTTTCGGAAGCTATTAACCCAGTCCTTAAATATAAAGATGAAAACGGAGGTGAGCGGGTTATCCCGCTAAACTTTCAGGGAGGGATTAAATCTATTTTCCTTATTTCAGATCCGTTTTCACAGTTGGGTTAAAATTGAATTTATTTTTGCTAATAGATTTCATATTGCTCCTGTTGATATTCTACCCATGGAATTTTACGAGATTGAATATATGCTCGAAGAATTAGAGGAATTTAATAAAGAAGAGGAAAAGCGATATAAAAAGGAAGAGCAAGAAATGAAAAAGGCTCAGTCCTCAAAAGCTAAAACAGATTATGGGGGATTCAAAGTCCCTAAAGTTAATATACCAAGGCCAAAATTTTAAAATGCTCCTCTTCGGAGCATTTTCTTTTTGCAAAAGATATATAAATAAAACCTGTAGATAATGCTTCAAGCTAATGAACTTTTATATGGAATCCTAAAAACTCTTGGTAAGATTGAAACCAATACTCGAGGGGGAAAGGGCGGAACAACTGGTGGAGCAAAAGAGGGGGTAGCAGGAGGTATAAAGGACAAGATTTCTATATTATCTAATTTGGGGCCTTCATTAATGGCTTTTGGTAGAGTTAAACCCAAAGATATAAAAAGCTTTTTTAAATTCATTGAAGGGTTTCTGGAACTGGGTAAGAAGGCTAGGGGAACAGGAGTTGAACTTTTATCAAAATCACTAAATATTCTAGGTCAAGGCCTTCCAGGGCTTGCTACAGGATTGGATGCTTTAGGCAAAATAAAACTAAAACAAGTTGAAAGAGCTATTTATAGTTTAAGATTGCTCTATGATTTTATGGAGGAAAAAGGAAACGCCTCAAGCACAGCAAAAGTTAATCGAGCTGTAAAAACTTTTGAAAAAATAGGAACTTCTCTTCAAAAAATCTCCAAACCAATAAAAGATATTTCTTTAGGATTTGCTTATCTAGGAATAGGAATTCTTGCATTTGCAGGATCGTTATTACTTACAGCAATGCTTCTTAAATTATCTAAGCCAACAGATGTTCTTATATTCTTAGGGATTACAGTTCTTGCATTCCTTGTAATGTTTGGAATGCTTGCTTTAGCTAATAGATTTATTAAAACAGGAACAAAAACTATTGCAGATATGGGGCTGGGATTGGCCGCATTATCTTTGGGAATTGTTTCCTTTGCTTTAACTCTTTATCTTTTACCAAAAATTTTAGGAAGCGAATCTGGCGGAAGTATTGCAAAAAGTCTACTTCTTATGGTAGGAATAATTGCCGCAATGGCTTTAATGTTTACTATTCTCAGTTACATGGAACCCGTAACTAAAAAGGGTTTTATTTCTATTCTTTGGATGACAGCGGGATTAATGGTATTTAGTCTAGCAATATTAGGAATGGCAGAAGTGGCTAAACTATTATCTCAAGGAGGATTAAGTGCCGTAGGAAAATCTAAGGAAGAAAAGGATGAAGGCAAAAAAGCTATTATAGGTGGTTTAGGACTGATGGGTCTTATTGTATTAGCTTCTATAGCCTTATTTGCTATATTAGGAATTCCGGGATTTTCGGAATTAATAAAATCAGGAGCTATTACAATGATGCTCATGGGAGCTGCTTTAATAGTAATGGCTTTAAGTTTAAGTCAGTTAGTTAAAGTTGGTAAAGAATTACAAGGAGATGATATTGGAACTGTATTAACTCATCTTATTGGTGGAACTATTGATGGATTTTTAGGAGGATTAGCTTCTCTTTCAGAAGGTAAAAAAGGACTTCCCGGACTTGCCGCTTTCATGAAAAACAGTGCTAAGATATTTGCTGGTGTTGCTGTTTTAATGTCTATGTCTTTAGCTCTTTCAATGTTTGCTATGGCTGTATCTGCTTTCGCTGAACTTGAAAATATGAGAATTATCGAAAGTTATGATAAAAATGGAAAACCTATATTTGGAGAAAAAGTTAATCTCACAAAAGTAGCCGATAATATTTCATATTCTATTAGCACATTCCTTACAGCTCTCTTAAATTCAACTGATAAACTTACCAAAGAAAAAGCTGTTGCGATTCGAAAAATGGGAAGAGCTCTTACAGGAAGAAGAGGAATTCTTTCAGCAGTTATCCAGTTTGCTGATGCAATGAAAATATATGCTCAATTCGGAGAAAAAAATGAAATTGGATATGTAGATTACGACGACAAAGGTAACGAGATTCATAAAAAAGTTTCAGCTGATATTGTTGTTAAAAACATGATTGGAACTTTTCTTTATTTTACAAAAACATTATTTTCTAGTTCCGAAGAAGAATTTGGGGATGGAGAAGAAGCTGGAATATCAGGCAAGCAAAAAAGACGAATGAAGAGAATGTCCAAAGCTCTTAGTGGAAGAAATGGTATTCTTGGTGCGGTTGTTCAATTTGCAGAAGTGCTTTCTCTATTTTCTCAGTTTGGGCCAAATAATGAGATTCCTCTTATGGATAAGGATGGAAAACCTGTTATGGAAAACGGAAAAGTGAAAACTATGTCCATGGATCTTATTTCTCAAAATATTGTTAAAGCTCTGACGACTTTTTCGGATACATTAGCAGGGGGATTAGAAAATACTAAGCCAAAAGATGCTAAAAAAGCTATTGCAAAATATAGCGGTATTATTGAAGAACTTTCAAAATTTTCAGAATCCCTATCTGGTTTAGAAAAAGCAAACGAAACGATTGCAAATCTTGCAAAATCTATAAGTGATCTTTCGGTAAGTTTAGATGGATTTGATCAAACTAAATTATCTAAATTAGCTGCTATATCTATAAGTGCAGGTGGACCTGCACCAGTTGCAGGAGGGCCTACTGGAGGGTCAACAGCAGAAAAACTCCAAGAAAAAACTAAAACTATCAAAGAAGCATCTGCTGTAAATCCAAACTGGGATATTATTTCCGCACAAATAGGAGAATCGGTAGGGTCTCAACTTCTCGATGCTATGAAGAAAGGTCAAGTAAAATTTGAATTTAGCCCATCATCACCAGGAAAAGGCGTTTTATCTTTTGATTAAACAAAACTCTCATTCAGTTTTTTCCTATAAAGAATAAAATACATGAAGCAGTATTTAGATTTATTACAGAACATTCTTGACAATGGCGTTGAGAAAGAGTCGGGTCGTACTAATATGCCGAATACTATAGGAATATCTCATGGTGTTATTCAAATGGATATGGCAGTGGGGTTTCCTCTCCTCACTACTAAAAAAATGTTTCTCAAAGGAATAATTCACGAACTTCTCTGGTTCTTAAGAGGAGACACAAACATCAAATATCTTGTAGATAATAACGTTAACATCTGGTCATCAGACGCTTACAGATGGTATCAAAAACAAATGTCACATCATACTGCGCAATGTACTTTTGAAGAGTTTGTTCAATTAATAAAAGATGGTACATTGATGACAGATAAACCTGATTATTCTCTTGGTGATCTCGGAAAGGTTTATGGTTACCAATGGAGGAACCAGAACGGTGTCGACCAAGTAAAGGATGTGATCGAGGGACTTCGAGATAATCCATATAGTCGTTATCATATTATAGATGCTTGGAACAAATCAGACTTCAAAGATATGGCGCTTCCACCTTGTCACTTATTGTATCAATTTATTGTACGTCCTTTAACGCAAAGAGAACGTATTGATTGGTGGTTCAATAATAAAAAACCTAACAGAGATGTTGTTGATTCTTTTGATGAATATTCGGAAGAAGAAAAATTAGCATATTTAGACAAGTATGTTCCTAAATTTTATCTCGATCTCAATATGTATCAACGTTCATGTGACAGCGCCTGCGGGATCCCGTTTAACTTGGCGTCAATGTCTCTTCTTTTAGAAATATTTTCTAAAGCGTCTAATATGATACCTGGAGTCGCAACATGGATAGGTGGAGATACGCACATATATGTTAATCATGTCGAAACTGTAAAGGAACAAATTAAAAGAACTCCATATAAACTCCCTACAATAAAGATTTTGAAGGACATCAAAACATTAGACGATATACTTGCTTTAACTGTAAATGATTTTGAATTGAAAGATTATCAAAGTCACGGAAAACTAACTTATGAACTATTTGTTGGATTAAAGGCAAATCCTAAAAAAGTATAATGAATATATAGAATAAACATACTACTATGGATATTGTTTATTTGATTACTGATACATTAACGGATTTAAAATATTTAGGTTCAAAGAAAAATTGGAAAGGAGAAAATACTTATTGGGGTTCTCCTAACTGTAAAAACAAAAGATATAAAAAATATGAATTACAACAAGAATGGAAGCGTAATTTAAAATCAAGATTAGAAACGTTTAAATTTGAAGTAATTGATTCATATGAAAATATACCTCATAAAGAACTTTTAGAAATTGAGTTATATTATCAATATAAATTAGATGTTGTAAAATCTATGGAATATGTAAACGCAGGATTCGCTAAAAAAGGATTTTGTGGAGATACAATGAGTATTTTAACTGAAGAAGGAAGAAAAGAAAGAATTGAACATATATCAAAAGGTTTAAAAGAAAGTATTTCGAAATTAACTGATGAAGAAAGAATTAAAAAATATGGACAATTTGGTGAAGATAATGGAAGTTATGGAAGAAAATGGTCAGATGAAAGACGAAAACATTTTTCGGAATCACAACAAATAGTTATGAATATTCCTGAAATTAACAATAAATTAAGAAAGAAAAAATTTGATAGTAGTAAAATGGGAAAATATGATAAGAATGGAGAAAATAATCCATTCTTTGGAAAACACCATAGTGAAGAAACAAAGAAACAAAATAGTGAGAAACACTTAGGAATAAAACCAGTGAATATGAAAAGAGTTCAAATTGGTGATAAAGAATTTGAAAGTTTAGCGTCAGCGTCTATAGAAACTGGAATAAAATATACAACCATCTGGCACAGAATAAAATCAAATAATGAAAAATACAAACAATATAATTATGTTTAAATATGGAAAGAACAATTAAATTTAGAGCGTGGGACGAAAGTAATAAAATCATGCACGAAGACTTTCAATTCATTCGTTCAGGAGAAGAAGGTAACGATTGGATAGTGTTTACATCTGATAAACAAACTCTTAAAGATAATCAACATCCGTTAGAAAATCCGTACTTTCAACAACAATTGAAAATAATGGAATGGACAGGAATAGAAAACATTTTTGAAGGAGACATTGTTTCGTTGGGTGACATTGATAGTCAAGGCGTAGTTAAATATGATGAAGACAGATTTTATGTTGATTATGGAACTACGCATACAAGAGTGAGTAAAAATCACAAAGTATTGGGAAATATTTACGAAAAAAACTGAATAACGTGAGTGGAGAAGTAGAATTTGGAAAATGTGATTATTGTGGTAAAGAAGGTCCTATGAATAGGAAATATTTTCATTATCCTATAAAATGTGAATGTCATTCACCTCAACATTTTGAAATAAGATGGCACTGTAACGATTGTTTTCCTATAGAACCAGAGACAACAAAACTAACAGTTAGAACAGAAGTATTAACACATATGAAATCATAATATTTGCAAAAGCTTCCAATATGATTCCGGGTGTTGCGACTTGGATTGGTGGAGACACACATTTATATGTAGATCACTTAGATGTAGCTAAAGAACAGATTAAAAGGGAAATTTTCAAATTACCTGAATTAAAGATTAATAAAGAATTAAAAACTCTTGACGACATTCTTAATTTAATTATAGATGATTTTGAATTAATTGGTTACGAAAGTCATGAAAAAATTAAAGCCGAATTACATACAGGATATAAAAAATAAGCATGCATCATTATTGTTATATAATTACTAATATAATAACTAATCAACAATATATTGGAGATAGATCCTGTATTTGTGAACCAGAAATAGATAATTATTTAGGTAGCGGTTTGGATCTCAAAAAAGCACAAAAAGAATATGGAATTAAAAATTTTAAAAAAGAAATTTTACAAAAATTTAATGATAGAAGAAATGCTTCTTTATCTCAAAGAAAATATATAAATTTTTTTAAAACCCACATTTCTCAAGGTGGATATAATATAAGTTGGACAGGAGGAACAAATAACGGGGGAGGTCATTCTATAGAAACGAAATCCAAAATGAGTGAACACGGAAAAGGAAAACATTCAAATTCTTGGCCCATTTTTAATAGGATTCATAAAAAAGGAAAAACCTATCAAGAACAAATGATTGAAATATATGGAGAAAATGAAGGAATAAATAAAACTATTGAATATAAAGAAAAAATAAGCAAAACCTCTTTAGGATCCAAAAATGGTATGTTTAATAAAGGTTTTTTATTAGAGGGATCCAAAAATGGTATGTTTGGCCAAATTTCTCCAATGAGAAATAAAAAAGTATCAGAAGAAACTAGAATAAGCATGGGTAAATCTAAATTAGGAAAAAAACGAAATACCCGGCTATGTCCTTATTGTAATAAAAATATCGCCTATGGAAATTATACACGGTGGCACGGGGAGAATTGTAAACAAAAAAAATTAAATTATGTCTAGAGTAATGAAATTGGCGTTTAATATTAATGCTTTTGATGCTAGTGAACTTTTATTTGATTTAATTTCTCAAATAAGGGATCAGGTAGATTGGGTATCAGCAATCTGGCAAAAAAAATCTTATTGGAAAAATCCTATGGATCCTAAAGATATGGAAGAACTTCAGCATCTTAAATCTATAGGTATTATTGATGAGTTAATTGAATTTAAACCAAATTGGCTAAAACCTTCTAGAGAACAAGAAACAGATAAAAGAAATATGGGTATTGAATTGGCAAGGCAAAAAGGTTTTACTCATGTGATTTCTGCAGATGCAGATGAATACTATGATGCTGAGCAATTTAGAAATGCTAAAAATATAATTAATGAAAAAGGATGGCCGATTACATATTGGAGTTATGTTAATTATTTTAGGGATTTAGAACATTATTTAGTTTATCCTTTTAGACCATTTGTTCCTGGAATTCATTCAACTTTCTTTACATATACATTTAATGGTCCTGCTCCTGGTCCAACAGATCCAACCAGAAGAATTATGAATCCTCTGAATATAGGAACTTATGTTTTTGAAGACAATGAAATCAGAATGCAACATCTTGCATGGATTCGAAAGAATATTAGGAAAAAATTAGAGAATTGGTCAGCTAAAGATCATTTTGATCCAAATCTCATTAATAAAGCTGTTAAACAATTTGAAAATTGGAAGGAAGGAGATTCAGCAATTATGTTATTTAATGTACCTTCTAACGAAGTGGTAGTCAAACGATTAGAAAAAAGAATCACATCTATAAAAATTCCCTGGGTAGAAGCAGAAATGGAAAGATGGAAAACAAAACAAATAGAAAATGCAAAAAAAGAGGCTAAATAAAGCCCCTTTTAGTTTTTATTCAAATTCGTATCCTTCTAAAATATTATCATACTCAGAATATTCTTGTATAGCTTTGATAAAGTCTTCTTTAGTATAACCGGATCTGGTAATAATTATAATTGTTCCTGATTCTTCAGAACTTTTAACTTCACAATATGCATTGCCATCTAATTCATTAACAGCATCTTCCATAGCTTGGCGACCTCTTGCATAAGCCCAATCCCCGGATCCTCCGATATAATCATACCTAATAATAATTGTTTCTTCATTTGATCCTTCTAAAATTAAAAAAGGACCAACTGATTCAGGAACAAATGATTCCCCAACAATATCTCTATCAAGGGTTGTTAAACCTGGCTGTCTTTCATTTTGAATAAGCTCTATTGAAGTAGGATCTACCTTTTCTGTTTGCCCAGTTTTTGGATTTAAAATTTCATAATGAATAATATTTCCATCAGTATCTTCCTTAGCAGAAATTATTTTACCTTGAATCCATTTTTTTGTTTCTAAAGATTTTGCTTTAGCTTCAACCCCAATATGAACATATTTTTCATCACTTTGTGTAGTTGGAGGAGTTTGCAATGCTTGATTTAAATCTTTAACATCATAGGTATACATCAAATTTGGACCTCCCTTATTAGCAGAGCTTTGGCCAAAGCCAACTCCCCTACCGGGATTACCATAGTTAGCACCACCGCCATAAACAGCATAGCCTGCTCCGCCAAATTCATTAAGTGTTTCTTGTATTGTTTTTGCTCTCATAAACTATTTATCTTATACAATTGTCATATATTCTAGCTGAACAGGAAAATCATGAGGATTATAAGCATAAAATCCATCAATTAGATTTGTTGTATCACTATAATCAGGAGTAGCTAACCAAATATAAATTTCTCCGATTTTCTGCCAATCCTCATTATCCGTAATCCATTGAAGATAAGTCCCTGCACTCATTACTGTGGATGAATCTACATTCATTCCAACTTCAACTGTTTTAATAGCAGATTTATAATAAGTCGAAGTATCAAATATAGTAATAATTCCAAGACTTTCATCTATAGTAATAATTTTACATGTATCAAAATTTATCAAAGAATTTTCATCATATTTACAATTATATAAGATAGAATCATGAATAGAAACATCTAATAAAAATGAACTAAAAATTGATGTATCCTGGATATCAACATTCGAAAGAGAACTATCATTAATTATAGAATTTTGTATTATAACTCTATTTGCGAAGATTAGGTTATTTTGATTAATCCTTGTATTTTCTAAAACGGATGTTACTATAACTGCTGAATTTAATATGTCACATCCTTCAAGAGAAGAATCTGTAATACTCCCTCCGGTAAATGAACAACTAACATCATATTCATTTATAATAGCATCACTAATGCTTATATTTTGATGAGTTATAGAAGCATCCCCAGTGAAAGGGCCAAAAGAGAAATTAAAAATTCTTTCTTGAATAGCAATAAAATTAACACTAATATCAACAGGTTCATACATTGTTACAATATCCGGAACATGGCTAACATAAATCCATTCATCATATACCGATAGCGGACGAGGATCCGAAGGATTCGTAGAAGTATAAACAGGGGAAGTAGGATAAATGGAAGGATAATTAACTGCCGGGGTAATAATAGGAGGATAAGTAATCTTCATAACAATTCCTTGCATAGCTGAATTAGGATACTTAGCATAAAGAGCCATTCTTGAAAGATTCTCATCAAGAGTAAAAATTCGGGAAAATCCCAAATTTTGAAATGGCGAAAGAGGATTCTCTAAGGTATCTATAAGAGTTAATTTAGCATTGAAAATATTAAAATCCCATCCTTGTTGAGTTCCTGTAAAAGTTAAATCACTAGGATCATACGAAGAAGTTATTTTAGATTGAATATTTAAAAGAGCTTCATTAAGAGCTGCATCAATGCTAGTATTATTAGTATAATTAGCAGATGCTTCGAGATTATAATAATAATATCTAAAATTTTGATAAAATCCTATTGAAAGATCTACAGTCATAAAATAAGGTTGTAGAGCTATCGAAGCATCCCCAAAATCAGGCAATTCAAAAGACTGAGATCTATAGTTTAGTCCTTTTGCTAATCCTTGGATAAAAGTTACTTCTCCGGGTTGAAGAATTTTCCTATTAGAAGTAAATGAATCAACAGGGATTTTTATATTTCCAAAATTAATACTCTCAAGAATGTTACCATTTTGGGTAATTGCAATAGATTTATCTCCTAAAAATTCTAAATTCGTTCCTCCTCCACCAGTTCCTTCACATACTGAAAGATTAGGATTTACATAATTATTGGCAGGATTATTGAATACGTCAGTTATAGCCATTATCTTAGCTTATTATTTTATTTATTTATTCAAGATTAAATCCGGAAGAATAGATTTTTAAAGAAACTTACTACATTTGATTTAAAAAGAAAAATCCCCTAAGCATGGATTAATATGTTTAGGGGATTAAAATTTAGTAGGCGTGTTCCTATAAGTTTAGACAAGGTATTTTTATCTCTCTTTAGTATTAGATTTTATCCCAATTTAATCTATTTTCTGGAACAGGTATTCCAAATTTATCAATTTTCATTTTTTGTTTAGGAACAACTTTTGCATCAATAATTTCTACTCCATCTATAATAATAGATGAAACATATTCTTCTATTTTCCTTTCTTCTTTAGCTTTTTTTTCGGAATCTTCTTTTTTGATTCTGTCAATAAGCTCTTTTCCCGGGGAGGGCTTATTAAGTTCTTCGATAGGATTTGTTTCCTGTTCTGGAGCGAGCTCTGTTTTTTCCTCGATGTCTGTGCTCGCTCCTTCGCTTTTTTTGACTCTTCGGGTTTATCTATTTTCGGAGAGAAAAATTTACCAAAATGATAAATATCTCCATTTGAATCAATATATTCTTTTTTAAGATGCCATCCTCTAGTTTTTGTAAAAGGTATTTTTTCTCCAAGTTCTCTTCTAGTAGCTGCTCCAACTTCTTTTAAAGCTTTTTTAGATATAATTACCTTAATTTCAGGTTTCTCCTCTGGTGGAAGGGAAACCGGAATTTGAATAATTTCGGCCTTAACTATTTTGGTTTCAGAAGGAAGATTTAGTTCGGGAGTTAAAGATTCTACTTCCCTATCCAAATCATCATTTTGTTCCTTCTCCTGAATTTTTTCCTGACTTTCTTTTTCATAAAGTTCCATCTCTTCAACAATCTCATCTATCATTTTTTGACCTCCAGAAGGTTTATCAGATACAGGAAATTTGACTAAAGAATCCTCAAATTCCTTATTAGCTTGAGCTTGAGTTTTTAAATCAATTTGTAGGGGTTCTTCAATAATCTGTATTCCCCCTTCTCCGAGTTTTGGATGATTTTCTAAATCTGATGCCTTCCCTACAACATTTTCAAGAACCTTTTCTTTTAATATTTCTAACTGATCCTCTCTTGATGGAATATCTGCTGGAATATCTGAAATTATATTTATATCTTCGGGTTTTTCAGATTCAATCTTTCCATAAATTTTAAATTCTTCAGCTACATCTTTTGGTTTTATTGCCAAAGGATCTATTGCATCCTCCTCTTCCGACATCAATTTTATATTCTGAGCAACTAAAGCAGTCATACCTAAAGCAACTATTGGAAGTAAAGCTCCTGCAATCCAAGAAATAATAACTTGATACATTTCAGGATTTGCTGCTTGAACCCCAAATAAAATTGATTTTTGCCAATAAATATAATCCGTATTACCCGAATTAGCCATAAATTTAAATGAGGCATAAACGTTAGCCGTTACCTGTAATGCAGTTAATAAAAACATTAATGCCCAAGGCAAAAACTTATCTTTATTTCGAGTCATTAATATCGAAAATAATACTGATGCTTGCCCAATTTCATAAGTTAAACCAAGAAGTATTGCTAGACCTATTGAATTTGCTAATCCGAAAAATGTAATAGAGTGTAATGTTGATACAAAACCTACACATAGATATAAAAGTGCAAATGCAATAATAAGTCCCAAATAAAGACCCTTGTGTGTAATTTTAAAATTTTTTAAGTTAAATAGTTTCATGTTTATTATTTTATTTCATTTTTGCATTTATTTTGCCATTCAGTATAAAGTTTATGTATTTCTATTTCATGCTGCTCAATAATTGGTCTATATTCATCACCAGTCTTCCAACATTCAACACAATAAACTATTCTGTAATCCCCTCCTGCCTCTTCTTCATGACCTATACATTTTTCGCATAAATCTTTTTTACAATATAAACAATAAGCTTTACTACAAGCTAATCCAATTTTTATTTGAGATCCGCAGATATCACAGAATTTATGTTTTTCAATAACTTCTTTTAATATTTTTGTTTCTTTATTCAATTTTTTTATCTTTTATTTCTTCAGCACCTTTAACGGTAATTGTTGTATTAGATTTAATTTTTTCAACAGCGCTTTGAACAGCACTAGCCCTATCATTTGCAGCTTTTGTTTGCTCCTTAGCTAATTTAAGTTCAAAGTTAATTTTTTTAATACTATCCTGAGAATTAGTATATAGATTTTTTAATGAATCAATTTGTTCGATGTATTGATTAGCTCCCATATCTAATTTCATTTTTCTATTACAGCTTTGAGTAGTTTTAAATAGAAAAAGAAATAAAAGAGCTAAAGCAAACCATTTCATATTTTTAGAAAAAAATTGCTCTGGGGTTGTCGCCATAATTTAATGTTTCTTTATATATTTATATTAATGACATCATTCATCCTATCTTATACAAAAATAGGGGATCCTAGTTTTCGAATCCCCTTCTTTGTTTTGATAATTTTTTATTTATTTTGCTACTTCCAACCGGGACCCCATTAACTTCTTTTACATCAACACCTTGTTTATTATCATCAAGGTATACAGAGATTCCGGTCAATTCCGAAAAGACTTTAAGTGTACCAGTTTTCGTTTGACCAAACGAAGAAAGGGTTAAAACCACTAATAATAAAAAGGTTACTAATTTTTTCATAAATTTAATTTTTAATATTGATAATTGTTAATTTTGATTTTTTTGTCATGCGCTTCTTTTAATAAAGGGGCATATTCATATCCTACACCTACTACCATAGCTTTTGTATATGCTATCATTAAAGTTGCTACGTTTCCATTTGAAATTATCCAAGCTGTTTTTATAGTAGCCTGATGTTTTTTTATCGCTTCAACTTCACGTCCATCCCCATCTTTATATCCTCCAGCGAAATCTCTTTGAATTGTTGTAGGTTGTCCATAAGTGGATAATAGCGTTTCATTTATTTCATTATAGTCCGATACTGGTATGCTGAGTTTATCAACTTTCTGTTGAGCTAAGTCAATAGCAACATATCCTACAATAATATTAAATAATTTATCATCGAGTAATCGAATTTCAAGAAAAAATGGTTTCTGAGTATTATCATCCATAGAGAAGGTTACAAATCCTTTACCCTGACCAATATTTATGCCACCAAGTTGATTAATTATGAGATTACTTGCATCTGCTCTATTCATTCCCCAAGTTAATCCGAAAATATCATCCATACTTGAAGATAATTTTCCATCTACCTGGCCTATATTAATGACTTGACCAATATCAATCAACAGTTCTTCTTTAGATACGTATGACTCAGGTTTGTCCGTAGGTGGATCAATCTTAAAAGAATTAGGATTATAAGTAACCACCCCTGTATTTTCTACTGGTTTTATAATTGGTTTTCCACCCATTTTGTTACTAACTCCCTTAATAAGAACAGTAGTGACATCACCAATTTTTATTTCAACGATTTCACTATAAATAGCAGTACCGTTTGATAAAGCTTTAAGATAATGGCTTCCTATAGGTACATCCGTTATTATTTTTATGCCATCCTCCTGTTTTACATCATCAAGATATAAAGTGGTACCATTTACTTCGGTAAAAATTTTAAGTGTGCCTGTTTTGGGTTGACCAAATAAGACAGACACACTTAATAATACCAATGTTAAAAAACTTAATGTTTTTCTCATTTGTTTTTAAAAATTACTTACATGATGAACATGAAGAATAACCAGCTGCATGGCATGCATTGGAACTTGAATAACAATGATTACCTCCTCTCCAAGGCGTACTACCACTGCAACCATTATTGCAACCACCGCCACCGCTACCACCGCCACCAGTACAGCAATATACTCCAGCTACACCTGAGCTGCAACCAGAACCCCCGCTATGTGATGGGGAACCACCACCAGGACAAGAATAACAGCTGCCATCGTTTCCGGCTAATTCGCCAGAACCACATACAGGCTCACATCCAACAAGACCCCAAATAGTAAATACTGCTAATATCAGTGCTAAACTAAATGGCATTAAAATTTTTAAGAATTTCGTTTTCATTTTTTGATTTTTTTAGTTATTTGTTTATTTTTTATTTATATTTGCTATTACACTTTCAAATACGAAAGGAGATGAGAGTTGTCCGGTAGAAACCTCTTTAATCGTATCATGCTCTACATAAAATGCTGTCGGATATGTAAATGTTAATTTATCCATTGCATCAGAACTTAATATTGTAACAGGAAAATCCTGTTTAAATTTATCTTCAAAAATAAGTCTATCTTTATCATTTCCAATTGTAAATATTATAACACTATCAACAACATTAGTTTTAATAAAACTTCTTAAATTTTCAATTGAATTCCAGCAATAGGGACACGTGTATGAAAAACAAAAAATTAAATATGTGCTGTCTTTTGATGCTTGAACATATTTGTTAAATTCTGTAGTTTTGATATTTTGATCTTTCATTTTCATTTCAGGTCCTTCACCAATAATAAAGCTAGTTGAGTGTACAAACAATGGAGAACTCGTAGTTTTACCGGTTATAAAGCCAAAAACAATTAATGATAATATAAGTATATATTTTTTCCAGTTAGGGGTAAATGACTTTTCATCTGGATATAATAGCCATACCCCAAATGCCATTATTATTAATAGAATATTACGAATAAATGAAAATAAAGGTGGAAAATTTGTATTTTTAATAGTACCAAAACATCCACAATCATTAACACCATGCGCAAAATGTGCATAAGCAAATAATCCTGTAAAAACAACCAACATGCTCAAAGATATTATTGAATCTCTTCGAGGATTAATCAATAGGATTAATGAAAATCCTAATAATATTTCAAATAGGATAATTACTGGAGCTAAAGGTGCAAATAATCCTAGTCCATATTGACCAATGAGAGCAGTAAATCCTGCAGTATCAATTGCTTTTCCAAATCCAGAAAGAATAAATACTGCACCAATTATTACAGAATAGATATTTAAGCTTTTCTTTTCAAACATAAATCTTGTTTTAATTATCATGCAAACATACAACAAAAAATCCTTATATAAATAAGGATCTTCGTTAAAGTTATGTTAAAAATTAACAATCTTATTTTTCAAGGTCTGATATTGTAAGATCCCCAACAACATTTCCAAGATCTCCTTGTAAAGGTTTGGCTAGATCTATTTCATCTATTATAGGAGAAGGGTCTTCTCCTGCTGGTTCTAATTCAAGATAAAATCCTTGCTGCATAGCTGCATACTTATCTTGCAAAAATTGGATTAGTTTAAGTTCTACCCGAGCTTTTTCAAGAGAAATTGAAACTGCTTCCATTAGAGGTAAATAATTTTCCCCTTCGGATTCAAAATCCTGAGCTGACTGAAGACCAACTCCCCCTGGATTCATTAAAGAATAATAAACAAACTCAAGAGCCTGATAACCTAATTTAAGAGGTTCTTTTCCATTCAAAAGAATTTCTGCTGCTCTAAGTTCTTCTTCCAATTTTACAACTCCCATCCAACCATTTTTAGTCCAAAATAATCTATTTCTTACATAATGAGTAAGATAATCACAAAAACCACGAGCTTTCTCTACAGTACCTATTTCCCAGAGTTTTGTTGGAAAAGTCTTTGAAGCATATTCAAACTCATATGCAGCCGCTTTGATTTCTTCTTCTGTGGGTTTATTTGGGTTATCTTTGACTGCTTTTTCAAGTTGTTCTTTTAGTTCTTTTACGTTGTTAATTTCTAGTTCTGCCATAATTTTTCTTTATTTTTAAATTATATAGTAGGATCGCAAAAAGGTTTTAATAATTCAAAATATATAAATAAAAGACAGATTTTATGATTTTGAACAGTTTGAACAACCTGTTCGTTGTTCAGTTTCCAAAGAATTTCTTTTATCCAGAAATCCATGCTAGATGGACTCCTATCGTTAAGAGATTAAAACTTCCTTATGAAAGTATAGAAGATTTTATTAATGCTTCCGTTCAAAATATTACTTTTCCTGCTGTGGAACTTCCTATAGTTGAACAAACCCAATCACAATTTAGAATTGCTTATAAAGGGGGGAAAGAACTTGAAGCAGTTCTTGATAAAAATTTAACCATTACATTTAAATTAACTGAAGGCTTTATATCTTATTGGATTCTTTTTGAACAAATAGAAAAATTTGTAGAATATTCGGATAGAGTACCATTTTGGCCTCCGATGTTTGTTTCGTTCTTAGACCATCATGGCTTTCAACTTGTAGAATTTACTTTTACCAAGCTTATTCCTACTGGGTTATCCCAATTCGATATTTCTTATGCGACAACAGCAGCTGAATTTAATACATTTTCAATGAATGTCAGATATAATAGATATATGATTAGAAGAAATACAGATGACACTCAGGGATCCTTAAATATATAAATAAAAATTAACTTAAATATAAACGATATGCAAGTACTAAAAACAATTCCAGGAGTTCCAGCGATAGCTGAGATCGTAGATTCAGTTTATAGAGTAAATGTTATGTCTATTAACTTTGTAGCTGGTATAGTCTCCTTTACTGTAACAAGTAGTTATCAAGCTCCCTATAATATGAACAGCGCTGCTACCGCGCCAGTCAGTAGAGAAGTATCATTTGCTGAAATAGCACCATTGCTATTACCAGCTGACATCCCGGGATTTATTGCAGTTATTCGTCAGTCTCTTGCTTTAGCCATGAATGTGTCTATGACAAAAGTTCCAGAAGATATTTTTGCAGCGTAATTATGAAATAAAATACATCAATTTATGGAAAAAGAAAATAAATCTAGAATACCTTTAGAGGAATCAAATAATTTTGATTTTCCAACCTATTATGATATTAAATATTCTCAATCTTCGAGAATTTTTGAATCAGAGGAAATAAAAGGAATGACTCCGGATCAGATACAGGAAGCCGAAAAAGCCTATTTTCATATTTTAGACAAACTAAATAAAGGAGAGGAAGTTGATGAAGGATTTTTAGGTGCTTTAATCGGAGGCGCTGCCGGAGCTCTTGCTGGTCCTTCTATTGGACGTGCTATTTGTAGAGCTCTCGGAATTTCTGAAGATGGAACTCTTGGAAAACTTTTAACTTCTAGATTAGTTACAACAGCAATAGGAATAGCTTTAGGAAAATAAAAATGAAAGCCTTAAAAGTATTTGAATCTCTTGACTTCGAAAGAGGAAAAGATCCTATTGATGTAATGGATTTAGGAATCAAATCTTGGTTGCAAAATTTTGGTATGAATTATTTCAGATTAGGTCTAAACGGAGAAAGAGGAGAAGCGCAGGAAAAATTTAATAAGATAATGTCTACTATTAAATTTGAAGAAATCCCTGTAGATACCAAATATTTTCCATTAGAACTTATTTTTGGATATAAAGAAAATGATAGGAAATATAAACAATTTAAATTAGATTATGATTTATATTTATCTTGTAAAAACTATCTTTCACCTCCTGAAGTATATTCTGGATATTTAACTGATGAAAAGGGAAACCCTATTGCTAATTCTTTCCCCAGTTCCGTTGGTAAACAAGGAATTGAAACTCTTCTTAACCGAATCAATATAAAACATCCTTAAATCTTCTAAATAATGAGCCAAATTCTGGGATTTGATTTTTCGATCAATAAACCTGCTGCATGCTATTTTAACCATGGAGAATATCATTTCTATTCCTGGCCTTTTGGTCTAAGTGAAAAACTTAAAAAAATCTTTCGCGACGCGGGCGTTAATCTTATAGATAGAGTTGATCAAAAATATAAAAACAAGGATTCTTCTGAAAAGATGAGATGGGAAGTTGAAAATGCTATGTATATTTCGGATCTTATTATTTGGAGCTTACCTAAGGGAGGATGGATAAATAATTCCCCGATTATATTTGAGGGAATTTCCTATGCTTCAACAGGTAATATGGCTATTCAACTTGGAGGATATAAATATATTCTTATGAAAACTCTATATGATGAAGGAGTTCCTTTTGAGAATATGACTACCTATGCTCCGATAACTATAAAGAAAACTGCTGGATGTTCTCAAAAAGGGAAAACTAAAAAAGATATGATTGATGCCTTTATTCATACCTCTTCGTGTCCTTTAGCACAGACTATATTTTCGAATCCCTCTTTATTTCAAAAGAAAACAGGAACTTGGATTGAGCATCTTGACGACATCGTAGATGCTTATTGGGCAGTAGAAACTTACTTAGCAAAGAATTAATTATACTTCTATTGCCTCCGCTCTTGGCAAATAAATTTTTGAGAATACAACATGCCAACCATCTCGTCCAGGTGCAGCATTGTAAATATATCTTCTTTTATTATATTTTTTAATATAATCTATCATTTGAAGTTCCTCTTTCCAATCAAAATATTTTCCAAAAGTAACTTTTCCTTTTAAAAAAGATCTTGCTCTTTTCACAAATTGATAATTTTTTTCTTCTGGATCTTCATCACTATCATAAAATTCTTTATATTCCTCCTCAGAAAAACTATCAAAAGACGAAATTGCATTTAATATATTACTATCAATCAATTTTGGAAGAATAGCTGCATCTCCAATTTCCATGGAAGTTTTAGGATCTTGTCCTCGTTCAAAATTTAAGGATTCTTCAAGGGATTCAGGAATGAGCTTCATTCAGCAAGTTTTTCTTTATTTATTCTTTTTAATTAATGAGGATTTTCTTTATAAGAAATGTTTCGAAGAAACACTCTGAATTGGGTACAAATTAAAAGCTTGTCTTTTAATTTACAGCGAAACGGAGTGAAGCTGTCTTTTTCTTTCTAAAGAAACTTACTCTCTAATATACTCATTATATAACTCTTTTAGAAATAGTTTATAACCCCTTGTTAAATTTTAGTTAATTTTTAAGACGTTAAATTCTCGTTAATGAATAATCCTTTAACCCTTTTTGCTGTATAATAAGATAAATACCAAAATAATGATAACTATGAATACAGAATCTGCACAAGTCTTTTTGAATAAGATAAAAGATAAAATCAATAAGGGAGAATATGATAAAGAATTAACTGTTCCTTTTATGAAAAAAGAATCTATTTATGCGTCTGTGAAAGCTCGTGTAACTAAAAAACTTGAAACAGGGGGAACCCCTCTTCTATCAGAAGCTGAAATAAAAGATGCTATTCAAGATGCAAAAGAAGTTGCTGCAATATCATTAGCTTTATTTTCAAAAGTAGGAATTTTAGAAAAAACAGAAGCTGGCTGGATAGTTACTTCTAAAGGAGAAAAACTTCTTTCTCATCTTAAGCCCTATTAATATTGAATGAAATTCGTGTAAGCTTTGATTTTGACGGAGTTCTTGAACATATTCCAAAACAAGAATATGTTCAAGAACTAATTGAGCGTGGAATTGAAGTATGGATTGTAACCTCTCGTTTTGGAGATCCCGAAAACTACAGATCCTATTATCAAACATATACAGATGTTCAACATACTCATAGGGATCTTTATGAAGTAGCTGATAAACTTAAAATTCCTAGGGATAGAATTATTTTTACTAATATGGAAGATAAATGGCAAATTATTAAAAATCATAATTTTATCTGGCATATTGATGATGATTGGACTGAAAATAGATTAATTTTAAATAATACCAAAACTAAAGCTATTGATGCTTTAGGAAGTACCTGGAAAAATAAATGTGAAAGAATATTAAAGCAAATAATGGCGAATAAATAAAACAAAACCATTATTTTATGTCAACAACAATTTCACAAAAACGATTATCCGATCTAAATTGCGTATTAGGTCTTGATTGTTCAAAATATCAAAAAGACATTACCTGGGCATTAGCAAAAGCTGCAGGAGTCCAATTTGCATTTATAAAAATGACAGAAGGGACTACGGGGCATGAAGATAATATTTATAATCTAAAGGCTAGGGTTCTTGATGCTCAAAAAAATGGAGTTAAAGTTGGCTATTATCATTTTGCAAGACCAGGTAATTTAGTTGAACCTGAAGCAGATGCTCAGGAAGAAGTCGAAAATGTATTAGCTCATATAGCATTTCTCCCTAAAGTTCAATTGCCTCTAGTATTAGATATTGAATTATATTCTGATCAAAATATCTGGGATAACAAAGTAGATCATATGAATAGATTCATTACAAGATTTATTCAAAAAATAAATGAACAAAATGTCAGAGTTATTTTTTATTCATATAAAAGTTTTACAGATACTAATACTACACCGATATTTGGGTTAGAACCATTATGGATCGCAGCATATTTAAATAATTCAGAAATCAGTTTACCAGCAATTCCAAATGGCTGGCTCGAATGGAAAATCTGGCAATTTACCGAAAAGGGAATTATCAACGGTTATACAGGGGATATTGATTTAAATGTGATGAAGAAAGGATATTTTGATTTGTTTTAATAAAAAATCAAATATATAAAATAAAATGCTATTATGGAAAAACCATTTTTTGAAATTCACAGATCTGTTGCTATTAATATGTTATTAAATGATGATAAAAATCCAACGCGGCATACAAATCTTAAATTAGCTGAATTATTAGAGGAAAAATTTCCCAGATATGAAAGATCCTATCTTGTTAAGGAAGATGATTTGCCACTACAAGGTAATAAAATAAATAATGTTTTAGAATTTTAATGTCTAAGATTACTTATACAAACGAAGTTGTTGCTTCATATTCAGGTCAAACTAATTTAGAATCTGGAATATATCTAGATGGTGAAATTTTGGGTCTTGTTGAATATGTTATTTATAGCAATGAATTAACGATAAGCCATATATTCATTAGACCGGAATTTAGAAGACAAGGATATGGATCAAGATTAATGAAATATATTCAGCATGAAAATCCACACTATAAATATAAACCTTCCATGATGACAGATGACGGAGCAGCTTTTAAACATAAAGATCTCCCTTTAGAAAATAAATTTTCTTCTTTTAATAATTGGTTATCTGAACAAAATGAGGATACCAAAATTAAAAAAGAGGAAGAAGATCCTAAATACGGCTGTATTATGATGGATGCAGACATTAAAAACTGGAAAGAATATCATATAGCTGGAATAGACGAAGATGATGTTTATTTGAAACCCTATGATGATTCTTACGGATTAGAAGAAAATCCTCATGTAACTATTCTTTATGGGGTTCATGAAGAAGAAGTTGATCCTCAGAAAATGGCTGATATGATTGAATATTATATGAAACCAGTTACTGTGACAATTAAGGAAATTGATATTTTTCCTGGAAAAGAATATGATGTTGTAAAATATAATATTCCTCTTACGGGTAAGCTTCAAGGATATCGAGATATTTTCTTACAAATTCCTAATACCCAGGATTTTCCAAAATTTGAACCGCACATGACCATATGTTACGTTAAATCAGGATCTGGCAAGAAGTATAAAGCGACTCTAAGAGAATCATTTCAGGTTACATTTACCAAAGGAGTTTATTCTTGGCATTCTAATCTTGAAAAAGACCCTGATAAAACTTCTCGTAAAGTAGTTAATCTAGTAAAAAAAGAACCCGAAAAAGAGGTTCTACCCCCAAATGTAGAAAGACCAGATGCCTTACCTCCGAATATACAAAAATAGGCCTAATGCAATTTTTACTCACTCTGTTTTAAAAGGGGATGATCTCTATGAAGTGAATATTGTTTCGGGAGAAAAAATGAGATGGAGATATATTACTAAAGTAGACCCTAAAGCTTATCAAGTAAGCGGAGCTCTTTTAACAAAACCTTCTCCTAAAATGATTTCAATTTTTCAGAGAATGCTACAACCTCCTATAAAAGAATCCAAATTTATAGATTTTCAGCAGTGGTTAAATGAGAGTCGGGATAAAGATTATTTAGCTTGGAGAAGAAATAATGTTACTCTTAGAGGAATAAAAGAATTAGGAAAAGAAAATCAAGTATATGGTTCTTTTGGAAAAGGCCTTTATAGTGTTCCTCTAGGTAATAAATCCATGGCTAGAGAATATGGCGGACTTTATTATCTTGTAAATGCTAAACCAAAAAATCCTAAGATTGTTCAAAATTTAAATGATGCTAAGATGTTAATTCAAAAATTAATTAATGATTTTTGTCTGGAAAAAGGAATAAAATATAGCAGAAGTTTTTTTGAAGAAAATACAAGTATGGAAAAAGAAATGCTAAATCTTGGCTATGATGGATTAATCATTAAAGGCAGAGAAATGGTAAATTATACTCCTGAAAATGTTAAATATTATCGAACTGAAAATGAATTATATAATTGTTTTGTTAGAGAAACCACCCAATCCGAAAGTTTTATTAAAAAATTAAATATTGGGGTTAATGAATCTTTAACAAATGAAAAATCTGTTTGGAGAAGTGCTAGTCAGGAATGGCTAAAACAGTTTATTGATAAGGGTGGAGTTATTGATCATGGAGATAGATTTATTTCATTTTCTTTTGATCCAGAATCTGGGGGACAAGATAATTTTGGTGGTAGCGAAATTATAATCGAGTTTAATGAAAAGAAACTTTTAAGACAAGGAGAAAAACAAGGGCTTGGAGAAGTAAGATATACTGCAGAGTGGATGGAAGAACATCCTGATGTTTGTGGATATATCACAGGCTACAAAACACAAGAAGAATATTTAGAAGATAGAAGTGATGATGATAATTTTCCTGATGCAAAACAATGGAAAGATGAATATTGGGAAGCAAACATTGAGGATTATGAACAGGAACAGGAAATTGTTCTTAAACAATTAAAAGATGAAGAAGGATTAATAAAAGAAATAGTTTTTAATAAACCAGCAGATATAAGTCTTATTAATAAGTTAAAAAGAAGAGGAATTCCTTATCGAATGGGGGTAGGATTAGAAAATGATCCTCAGAAAAAACTTCAATTTGAATTATTTCAATAATTTTAACGAAACCATAACGGGATAAGAATAAAACTTATCCCATTTTTGTGTATATTTGTCAAGATCTATAATTAAAAAAATATGCAAAATGAAATAATAAAAGAAGAAATTAAGAGGTTAGAAACTGAAGCTAAAAATATGAGGGATTTAGCTGAAACTTTGGAATACGATCATCAAAGGGAGACAAAAATAACATTAATAAGGAAAGCTAATATACTTGAGGAATGTGCAAAAGAATTAATAAAAGAAAAATGAAAAATCCAACCCTAATTTCGGCAGCCCGAATAATTTTAAAGGATCTTCTTAGTAAATGTACTGAAGATCAGCAAATGTTATTTAAAAGGATGTATTCCCACCAGAATTTAGAATTGCCAATTAATGATGCAGTAGATCAAATGGATCCTGATAAAATGGATTGGGCAATTACACAATGTGAACAAACGGTAAATAAAAATAAATAATATGGGGGGAAATGCTATTCAGGAATCTCGTTCTGTTACATTAGAAGAAGCTTTCAGAACAATTGCATGGATTAAAAAAGAGGTTTTTCCTAAACTCAAGGTTACCAAAATTGAAGATAAGGATATTGAATTATTGGGATCCTATGGAAAGAAAAAGGAAGAAGAAACTTATGGGGATATTGATATTGCAGTCTTAAATATCCCGGAAATTAACTCTATGCCAAAAAATGTAGAGCTTAATCTTTTGAGTCTTGATCTTGAAAATCTTGGATTTAAAACTCATATTAATTATGGATTTAGAATTGTTTCATTTGGCTGTCCTATTTGGGGATTTCTTAATGAAAGGGTTCAAATTGATTTAATGTTATCAACAAATCTTGATTGGTCGAGATTCATCTATCATTCTCCAGATTTTCGCAAAGAAGAATCTAAATATAAGGGACTTTATAGAAATATTCTTCTTATGGCTCTTATTACTGAACCTACTAAAGAGATAATCAAAATATCTAAAGATGGGGGGATTGAAGAAATAGAGGTTAATATCTTAAGATATCCATTTGGCATATCTCGTGTAAGAAAAAATTTCGTAGGTAAAAAAGGATTAGTAAAGAATGGAAAAAATGTTGAAGGCTGGGATTGTTTCATAACAAACGATCCTCAAGAAGTAGTCGATATTACTGTTGGAGAAGAGTTTAAACCAAATGATATTGATACATTCGAAAAACTATGGAAGATAGTTATGTCCCCTAATTTTCAGTGGATAAATAAACGAGAAGGCATTATTAATCGATTTATTGAATGTATTCTTGAACAGGGACTTATAATTCCAGAAGAAGCAAAAGAACAATATTTTAAAATAATTGCATAATATGAGCAAAATTGTTTTTGAATCTTTAGAACAGTTTGAAGGTAAGGAAATCATTAAACCAGGGGATTTAGTTTATTTTTTATATGATTATACATTAGAAAAAGGCCTTGCTGAATTTATAGGAAATAAAAATATAAAAATTGCAAAAACAAGATGGGATGATTCGATATATTATAAGCGTGTTCCTATTGAAAAAGTTGTATTATCTGATGAAATGATATGTATTGTTTGGGAACGGTGGAAAGGAAAAAATGGTCGGGGAGGATATAGAATAGAAAAAAAATTATATAAAAATCGTCAAAAATTAGCTAAAGAGTGGCCATATCAGGCTTTAGTATGGGAAGATTTCTTTGGGAAAGAAAGTAATTATATAGATCCACGATTAGAATAAAATAAATTAAATATGAAAGATGTAACAGTATTATTTCCAGGAGGTTTCAAACCATGTACCGGCGGTCACCTTTCTCTAATTCGTCGATATTCAGAACATCCTTCTGTAAAAGAGGTATGGGTTCTTGTAGGACCTGGTGTTCGAGAGGGAATTAGCCAGCATGTAGCTGTTGAAATACTCGAAAATTTAACAGAAGGAATGCCAAAGGTATTTATACAAGCAGTTCCTTGGCCATCTCCTGTATTAGCTTGCTATAAAATTGTTGAAGCAGCGGATCCAGGATGTTATGCTCTTGCAGCATCTTCTAAAGAAGAAGAGAATGCTAAAAGAATAAAAGATTTTGTTTTTAAGCATTCAAATGAAGGTAAATTTTACCGTCCGGATGTTCAAGTGGTTGAACTACCAATTAACATAGAACCTAAACTATATGAAGGAAGAACTGATGAAAAAGAAGGAAAACCTATATCAGCTTCTATTCTCAGAGAAGATCTCATTAAAGGGGATTTAAGAAATTTTATAACAGCATATCCGGATTTATCTGAAGAACAAGTTTCTTTTATATGGGATACTCTTGAACAATCTATTATTCTACCTGATGTAGAACCATTATCAGAAGCTCTTAATACTTCAGGAACTCCAACGGTAAGTTCTTCAGGAGGTTATGACAGATCCCAACCTGGATACAATTATAGAAGTCAATTCCCAATTGCAGATTTAAGTGAAGAAGATGAGGAGGAACCTCTAAAAGATTGGGAATGGAATGAAACAAAGAAAACTTGGACACGAAAAAAATAATACATGGCAGGATCAGCTGGACATATTTTATCTCCATGGGAGGATGGGGAATTAACATTTGGACAAATTAGAGAAATAATTACCAGAGCCCTTTCTGGAACTCTTGATAATCCATCAGAAAAATTGGATGGGCAAAATATTATGATGACTTATAAAAATGGTCATGTCTATGTTGCTCGTACCCCTAAACAGCTTCGTAATTGTGGAGCTGAAGCTATTCGTTGGGATCTCATAGGGGAATATATGAAAACCTCAGAATCCAAAGAAGCTTATTCAAAAGCTGCTGAAGATTTACAAACTATTTTATTCTTTATAAAAGAAAAAAATCTCCAAGATTTCTTTCAAGATGGAAAATATTGGCTAAATATGGAGTTATTAACTCCTTTAATGGAAAATATCATTCCCTATGGCAAAAGTCAACTCAGAATTCATAATATTCAAGCAGAGGAAGGAATTGCTGATATAGATCTATATTCTTTTATAGAATTTCTTAAAAAAGCTCAGGAAGAAGTTAATTTAGGAACTTATGAAATTGATAAAACTAATAGGGTAAATTTTAAAGTTATGGATCCCCAAGAATTTCTCCCAGAACTTGATAATTTGATGTATGAAATGAATTTGGTTGAAGGAAATTCTATTAAGGATTTTTTAGCAATTGAATTTTGGGAATTTATAAATTTTGAATTTGATAAAATAAATGATCATGATTTTGAATTAATTCAAGGCCTTATACGAAGATGGGCATATTCTGATAAATCTACTAATATTAAAAAACTTTTATCTGGAAAAAATCCAAAGGTAGTTCAATGGGTAAGGGAAACAGATCCTAATATTGAAGATATAAAAACTGAATTTTTAGAACCTATAATTGAATTATTTTCAAAAGTTGGCTCAAAAGTTCTTTTAAATTTAAAAGATATTGCTTCATCAGATTTTGTTGAAGCTAAAAAATCCATAATTGCCAAAGCTGAAGATGCGATAAATAGGATGAAAGAATACCATGAAAAATCCAAGTTTTTAAAAGTCCAATATGAAAGATTTCTTAGAGCTGGAGGATTTGACTCAATAGCACCAATAGAAGGGATTGTATTTGAATTCAAGGGAAAACTATTTAAACTTACCGGAAGTTATCTTCCACTACTTAAAATAATCAGCTTCTTCCGTTTCGGAAGGGATAATAAGTAATGCAAGCCAAGCAAGTTCATTTTGAAAGGGGAGGAGATCCTAAAGACGTTATACGAATAGGGGATGTTAAAGGAAGAGCTTTTGCAAGAGCTAAAGTCGAAATTTCTAAAGAAATGGATCGGCTGGTAACTACTTATGGAGGAACCTCCAGAATTTATGGAATTTATAAAACTCGGGAGCAAGAAGGAATTCGAGGATCCTGGAACCCCGGAAGAGGATATAGATATGTTATTGATTTTTCTGATACAAATGAAGACTATTTTTATTTCCCAGAAAAATATACTATAGGAGGTGAATGGCGTGGAACTTACGGAGGTAGAAAATCGGCAAGAGAAGCTGCTGATGAACTTATTGCTCAATGGGGTGGAAAAATATCTGAAGCCCAGAATTTCGAAAGAGGAATGGAACCAAAAAGAGCTATGAAAGTAGGTCATCATAGAAATGATCTTTTCAATGAAATCAAATCTATGTCTTTTGAAGATGCAACAGAATATTTTCCAGAATTAGGATCAGATACTGATCAAAAAATTTTAATTTTAGCTGCTCACATGCTTAAAGTTTCTGAAAAAGAAGTTAGAATTGCTATGGATGGGGATGCTCCTATTTATAGCGATAATCCTTTAATGGATGAATATTTATCAAGGGATTGGCAATATGGTAAAGAGGATTCTTTAGAATCTACTTATATTGATGGTTCAATTGCAATATTTGATTTAATAGGTTCATCAACAGGAGAGATTTATGTTAAAGATAGCAAATCAGACGAATTTCTTTACATCTTAGGAGCTATCAATTAAAATAATTATAAAATTATGCTAAAGGAAATTACAAATCAAAATTATGATGAAGTAGTTATGAAATCGGGTAAACCTGTTATTGTAGATTTTTGGGCTGAGTGGTGTAGTCCTTGTAAAGTTATTTCTCCTTTAATGGAAGAGCTTTCAAAAGAATATGAAAAAGAAATAGAAATTGTTAAATGTGATGTAGATAAAAATCCAGAATTATGTAGAAAATTTAATATAAAAAGTATTCCTGCAGTTTTCTTTATGAAAAAAGGAGAAATTTTTGATAGCAAAATTGGAGCAAGTTCTAAAGCAAATTTTATTAGAAAAATTGAACTTTTTTTAATGTCATGAAAGCACAATTCGTTAGAGGAAAAGATCCCAAAGATACTTTAAGAATAGGTATAGAATCTATTTTATGGAATGCAAATCTTGAGGAGGATCTTTCTTTTGATGGGGTTGTTTATCTTGTTGATGACATGAATCAATCCGATGAAGAGCTTTATGAAATGCTAAAGCATCTTATTGAGTTTGGGAGCATAATTAAGAAAGAAGATGATAGAATTCTTTATAAAACAGAATTAGGCCCTATTATTTCTGAAGAAAATGATTACGGAGCTGGTTATTTTTGTCATATTTCTTCCTTACCAGAGATAGAAAAAAGACTTGGAAGAAAAATAAATACAGAATAAAAATTTAACGAAAAATTAATATGAAAATGAGGCAGGGTTACAAAACTTTGCCTCTTTTTGCGGATATATATATAGATAAATATGCTAAAGGTACCTAAAAAGCTAAATTGTCTAACTAACTAAAATGTCTTATTAATTATGAGTAATGTAGAATCAAACTATGATGCATTCTTTACGCCAGGCGTAGAAGCACCAGTAACTCCAGGTAAAAATACCGATGAGTACAATCCAACCGCCGATAAGGGAAAAGGCGGAATATATCAATCCATCATTCGATTTATCCCTTGGCATGCAGATCCAAAACACGGTTCAATTCAAGAAAAATGGGTTTCTTATTTAGTAGATCCGGTAACACAGCGTGGTCGTTATATTGACTGTCCATCCTCTGTTGGAAAGCCTTCACCTCTTCAGGATATTTACTTTAAGCTAAAGAAGAGTGAAAGTGTTCAAATGCAGAAACTTGCACAGAATTTCTCTCGAAGACATTCTTATGCTTCTCTTATTCAAGTCATTCGTGATGAAAATAATACTGAAGCAGAAGGAAAGATTATGGTCTTTCGTTATGGAGTTAAGATCTGGGAAAAAATCAATGCAGAGCTTAAACCAGTTATTGGTGAAGCTCATGATCCATTTGATATACTTGGGGGAAAAGCTTTTGCACTTATTATTACCAAAGTTTCGGGCTTTAATAATTATGATCAAAGTAAATTCGCTGATAAGAAAATTCCTCTTTGCCAGCCAAACGCAGATGGAAAACTTATAGCTATTACCCCTCAAGGTAACAAAAAAGAAATTTTTGAATGGGTTAAAGCTCAATCCCCAGATCTTTCCAAGTATGCTTACAAGGAATGGGATCAGGACACTTATGATTATGTTAACCATGTAATTTTGGCTGTTACAGGAGAGGGTCAGGTTTCGGCTAAATATGCAAACATCGTTAATAAAGATGTTCCAAAGACGGCTCAGGAACCAATTAAAAATGCGGGTATAACTTCTTCTAATATATCAGTTGATAATCTTGATCTTGGCGGAGGAGATAATCTCGAAATTCCGGATCTTGATCTAGGTGATATTACCGGTTCTCGTGGAATACAGGGGGATTTGGATGATATTATCGGAAAAATGTAATCGAAATCTTAATTAGCACTTGAAAATAAATCTAGGGGAGATGAAGCAATTTGTCTCCCCAAAGATTTTGTTAATTCCATATTCCATTCTGGAAAAATTATATCTGAAAAAACAAAAGATAAACAATCAATAGCACATATTGGAGATAAAAATCCTATGTTTGGAAAGCCGGCTTGGGATGCAATAAATAAAATTCGTAAAAAATGCGAATATTGTGGGATTGAAACAAATATAGGAAATTATGTTAGATGGCATGGAGAAAATTGCAAACATAGAATTTGATTTACCAGATTTTCTGACAAATAATAATATGTCTTCTGAAGAATTTGAAGTTATATTAGTTTCTTTTACTCAAAAAATAGTGGACAGAAGATTTCCGAATGATATTCAAAAAAGAAAGATAAGAATTCATAAAAATAAGAGAATTACTTTTAGCTGTCCGATTTGTGGTGATTCTATGCAAAGCTCTTGGAAGCAAAGGGGAAATATTATATTAGAGGGAAAGCACAAATATTATTACAAGTGCTTTAATTGCGGAGAATTCAAGAGAGTTGATCAATTTTTTAAAGATTTTAAAATAGATCTTAGTTTAGATGTTATCTCCTACATTTCAGATAATAAAGGGGATTTTTATACATCAGTTGGAGGTAGATATGATATTTCTCTCCTTTTGGATGTTAGTACCATAGAAAAATATGCCATTGATAGAGAAGAGCTTAAATCGAAATTCAATTTAATCGAAGTTAAAGAATCTTCTATATGGTCATGGTTAAATAAAAGATTACAATTTGATGCAAAGAAATTTCTCTACAGTGTTGTAGGAAATTATCTCTTAATATTGAATTTAACACCATCTGGTAAAATCCTAGGATTTCAGAAAAGACCATTTCAATCATTCAAAGGAAGTTCCAGATATCTTACATATAGTTTAACAGGAATTTATGAATTATTAAAAAAAGAAGAAAAAGTTCCTGATGAAATTGATACTCTTTCTCAGCTATTCGATATTTGTACAATTAATTTTAATCAATCTGTAACTGTCTTTGAAGGACCTATGGATTCTTTCCTCTTTCATAACTCAATTGCAAATGGAGGAGCAAATAAGCATTTTCCATTAGATATACCAAGAAGATATTTTTATGATGATGATAAAACTGGTCGTAATAATGCTCTAAAAAGAATAGAAGAAGGATATTCTATATTCTTATGGGAAAGATTTAAACATGAATATGGTCTTCCATTTAAACCAGAGAATGACAAAAAATGGGACCTTAATAATGTCATGCTGTGGTTAAAGAACCAGGGGACTCCTGTTCCAATGTGGGATAAATACTTTAGTAATGATCCAATGGATGCCATTGATTTATAACAATAAATAATTATTAATATGATAAAAGAAATAAAAGTAAATGGCGGATATTTGGTTAAGTTTATTAAGCCAAATAAAAAATATCCTGTAGATTACACAATTGCTCAGGATGGAAGAAAAATTATGATACCAACATGGGTAAAAGGAATGGACTTAACAGAATCCCAAATATTTACTTTGTTTGAAAGAGAACAGTTATGAGAACTGGTATAAAATTTAAATTTAACTTTGATGAAGAAATTCCAAATCTTGATTTGAAACTTTCTCCGCAAAAGAAAAAGAGTCAAAAAAGCAAAATTATTATTCATAAAAAAATAAAAAATGGAAGAAGAGACAGTTCTACAAACAATTCCGAGCTCTTTTGATGATTTTATCAAAGAAAATCCTCCGGAAAATAAAGAAAGAGATGATACCATGGAAGTTCGTTTTGCTAAGGAAAGAGCAGAATGGACAGTCAAGGTGAATAATATGTCAATAATGATGAGAAAAATTGTTGATACTGCTGAACTTATGACTTCTCTTTATACAGAAAGACAGCGTGCTGTAGAATATTATTATTATCTTATTTCATTATTATCTAAGATAAGTAAAACTTACAGAAAGCAATTTAGTGAAAAATATGATTTCTATACTTATAAAACCCAAAAAAGATTCCCTAATGAAAGGGTTAAAGAAATTCAAATTATGACAGACTTAGCGCCTACAGTTTTCTTAAAAGAGCAAATTGAAAATCATTCCAAATTTATAGATCGAACTATTTCTACTCTTGATAATATTATTTTTGGAATAAAATCCAGAGTTGAAATAGAACAAATTTTAAGAGGAAAATAATGAAAGATTTTTATGTATATTTAACAACTAATTTAATCACGGAAAAACAATATATCGGAGATCATTTTATAAATCTAAAAGAAAGAAATTATTATATAGGAAGTGGTCAATTATTTTTAAAATCTGTTAGAAAGCATAAAAAATATAATTTTTTTAAAGAGATAATTGAATGGTTCGAAACGCGAGAAGAAGCTTTTAATGCACAAGAAAAATATATAAAAATATTCAATACTTTAGTTCCTAATGGGTATAATCTAAGTCCGAAAGGGGGATTACTTATTAAAGGAGCTTTATCAGGGGAGTCTTTAATAAAAATGAGAGCTGGAGTTTCCAAATCAAATAAGGGAATGATTGCATGGAATAAAAACAAAAATTTATCTAAGGAACATAAAAAAAATTTAAGTATAGGTCTAAAAGGTAAAAATAAAGGAAAAATATTATCGGAGGAAACCAAAAGAAATATGTCTTTAAATTCCCCAAATAGATCTGGAGATAAAAATCCAATGTATGGAAAAAGTCAAAAAAATGAAACTATCCTTGAAATAAAAAGAAAAAGATTAAAATATAATAATATTAGTTTATCTAAAGAAACTCTTTTAGAAATAAAAGGATTATATAAAAAAATATCAAATGTGGAAATTTCTAAGAGATATAATCTAAAATATATGACAGTGAGAAATATAATTAAGGGAAAATATGACTGGATATGAAATTCAAAATAAGTGAAGATAAAAAATTTTTAATTTTAGATGATTGTACAGAATTAGAATACTCTCAACTTGAGTCTAGTTTTACAAAAAAAGTAGATAATTGGTTTATTATAAAGCGTAAGATTCCGAACTGGGATGGAGAAATTAAATTTATTGATCGTTATAATAGAATTCCGATAGGTCTTTACGGGGAAGTAAGAAATCTCAGTAAAAAATATTTTTTTCCTCTTTTTATTGATGGTGCTGAGATTCTTACGGATAAAGAATTTACTGAAGAAGATTTTTCAAATTGGAGAAATGATTTTTTTCCAGATCCAGATGAGTTCGGTTTAAGAGATTATCAAATTGAGGCTTGCTTAAAGGCTCTTAAGTTTCGTTTTTGCATTGAAGAAATATCTACCTCAGGGGGAAAGACTATCATAGCTTATGCGATTTTTCGTTATCTTTTTGATAGAAAGAAAATTAAAAAGATGCTTTATGTTGTTCCCAATATTGATTTAGTAACTCAGACTCAGGAAAAATTTTATGAATATGAATCGAAGGTAAATGATAACTCCCCACCTTGGAAAAGCCAGTGTGTTTATTCAGGAGCCGGAAAAGAAAAAACTGATGTAGATATTGTTTTTGGAACTTATCAGAGTTTAGTAAAAAGACCCGTTGAATATTTTGCTCAATTTGATTCTGTTTTAATAGATGAAACTCATCATGCTAAAGCAGATTCTATTAAAAATATTATTGTTAAATGCTATAATGCTCTATATTATAAAATAGGATTAACAGGAACTCTTCCAAAAGAAGGAACTTGCAGTTCATTTACTATTCAAGCATATTTGGGTCCAAAAGTATTTGTTTTAGGATCTTTTGAGCTTATTGAAGCCGGTAATGCAACCCCGGTAAATGTAATATGCATCGAATTAGATTATCTTTCTTCAGAAAAGAAAAAGGATCTTTATTTATTGAGGGATGTTAAAGCAGATGAAAAAGATGGTGCAAAACTTTTAAACCTTGAAAAAGAACTTGCTAGAAATGATAGAAAAAGATTGGTCTATATTTGTGAAATGATAACAAAAACTAAGAAAAATACCCTTGTTTTATTTGCAGATGTTAAACATGAATATGGAAGAAAAATTTATGATTGGTTAAGAGAAAATTCAAGTAAGAATGTTTATTATATTGATGGTAATACTAAAATTGTCAATAGGGATTTTTATAAAGAAAAAATGGAGCATGAAGAAGATACTGTACTTGTTGCATCTACGGGAACATTTTCAGAAGGAATTGATCTTCCAAATATCCACAATCTTTTCATAACAGAGTCTCATAAATCAGAAATTATAATCAGACAGATGCTTGGAAGACCAATGAGGTTAAGAGAAGGAAAAGATCAAGTAGTAGTTATAGATTTTAGTGATAACTATTTTTGGAATGGTGTAAATCGCTTTCAAAGGAAGAATTATCTCATGAGACATGCTGCAGAAAGAGAAAAAACTTATAAAGATAAGAAATTTCCGTTTAAAAAATTCAAAGTCCGGCTTTAACCGGACTTTTTTGTGAATAAATAACATATGAAAGCTAGTTTTGTATCGGAACGTTTAGAGCATTTTCAGCGAGGAAGGGATCCTTATGACTCTTTAAACATTGGAGATGTTGAAAAAAGAAAAGTAGTTATAGATGTTTCTAAAAATAAGGAATTAGCCTCTCTCAAAAAATTTGGAATAAAAACCCTTCTTAAAACTAAAAATGCTCATGGTGGCATTGTCTATATTTGGAATGCTACAGATACAGCTTTTATAGGCATAGGTTATTTAGATGGGAATTGGTCTTTGGGATTATGGGGAGCCTTTGGAAGTTCCAAAGGTGACAATAGTATAGGAGTTAAAGATGAGACCTGGGATGCATTACTGAATACTTCTGAATTTGAAGATTATGTAGATGAAATAAAAGATAATAAGTTTATAGATTCTAGCAATTGGGATTTGCAAACTACCAAAGATATTTATAATTATTTTAATTATAATGTTACAAAAGGATATCCAAATAAATAATATAAAAATGAATAATCCATTAGAAGACCCAGGCGTTATTGTTTTAGAAAATGAACCATCTGATCCCGCAAAGAAACATACCTATAAAGCTATTATTATAAGAAAACATTCAGATAGTGAAAAATCTTATGAAAGAGGTTTTGATGGTGCTTGGATACTTAAAATTGTAGGAATTTATGATGAAGGCCCTGATATAACTCCAGGACAATGGTATCTTGATACTCTTTTAGGATATGATGATTATGGTAAAAAGATGGGGGATTTCATCTATATAGATGCTGGTCAGCATTGGGGCGTAGGAAATATGATTGCAGTTCTTAAAGAAGCTGAAGAAATAGCTTATGGAAAAATGGATGAATCTCTTAATGAAGGAGCTGTTAAAGAACTTTTATTAAAAGGGCCAGGACAAGAGCCATTTATTAATTGGATATCTCAAAATACCCCTCTTACAATTCCGGTTCTCAGAAATTTTGCAAAAGAAAATGAAATGACCCTGACTGAATTGCAAGCTTTAGCTACTCTTTATATGGAAGAAGCTTCAATGGAAGAAATAGAGATATTAGATCATTTAGTTATGACAATTATGGAGGGTAAGCAAGAAGGAGAAATAGATGAAGCTTTTGAAGACAAATATGCTCATATTCCAAATCAATTGCGTAATTGGTATCAAAAACCAGAGAATCAATCAGGATATAAAGAAGAAAAGGTTAGGATTCCCAGAAAGAAAAAACCTACAAAGAAAGCAATAGAAAAAATGGAAAATCTCGAAGATGAAATAGAGGGTCTTAGATATGAATTGCAATCTGTTTTAAGTGATCAAAGAAACAGGGATAATGAATCAGAAGAATATAGTTCCGAAATTATTAATACTTATGGAGAAGAAATTTTAGATCTTTTGAATTCGGGGGTTTCTGATAAAGAAAAAATAGAATTAATGAAGGAATGGAATCTTAATCAAGATGAAAAATCCAAAGAAATTAAAAAACCCGGGAGCTTAATTCAAGAACATAACTATTATTATAACAATGAACAAGATAAGGAGGAAGGGGAAATAGAAAAACAAATCAAACAAAAAGAAGAGGAACTTGAAAAGCTTGGAAGCGTATATGAATCTTTGAATGAAGGGGTTTCTCATAGAATCAATTTTAAACGTTTCGAAGAAGAAATACTTAAACCTCTTGCTGAAGAGTTAGGAGTCGATTTTAAAATAGGTAAGGTAGGCAGAGTCGAATCTATAGGTAAAAGAATTACTGAAAGATATTATGCTATTGGATCTTTAACTATTTTAGTTAGAGATATTAAAAGACTTGGTATCTCAGGAGAGGATATTGAACCATGGATTGTAGACCCGAAGAAAACTACAAAAGGCCTCAGATTTGGTTCAGATTGGGGTTCATATAAAGGATTTAGGGATCAGGTTAAGGATTTTTTAGGGCCAAAAATAGAAAACATAAAAAAGGAGCCTTAAGCTCCTTTTATTATTTTTTACTACTCCGTACCCGGTCAGATCTGATCCATGATAAATTTACATAAACTGTATCATTTATAGGAGCAGGAAAAAGTTGCTGAAAGGTCACCCCTGAAGAAGCTTCTTGCGAACAAAGAATTACTGAAAGATAGGAATAAATTTTATTATCATTTTGAAATCCGATTTCTAAATATTTATATCCTTCAAATATATAAGGGTATCTCCAACAAATATATTGTCCCTTTTTAGTGAACCATGTATAATTAGATGAAAATCTTGGATCCCCCTCCCCTTGATAATATTGAAATTTTTTCAAATAAACACTATCAATTTTCTCAAATACCTTATCAATATAATTCCACCCACCATCAATATTATTTACAATTTTAAAGACAACCCCTGCTGGATCATAAGTATATTCTTCAATTAAAAGTATATTATTGGTGACAGGCTGAGCACTTATACTTGTTGCTTGTCCTCCTGATGGTGTTTGTAGAAGATTATCAACAGGTTTCGTATAGCTAATATTTATATTATCGCTAAAGATTATTGCACTTGATAAAAATAAGCAAATCTTTTCATCTTTAATAGTGACTGAATCAATATTTCTGTTTACAAAATTAACTTGTACATTAAAAGCAGAAATTTCAGATACTATATTAGCTAAATTCATGCTATATGTCATTTCTATTATAGTAGGTGTTGCATCATTTACAATAGATCCGATATAAAGTGGGGTTTCGATATTATCCAGATCTTCAATTTTTTTACAAGATCCGAAACATAAAATAATCAGGGATAAGAATAAAATAGTAGTTTTCATAATTTAATTTTAAATTATTTTTTATTATACAAATAT